CTAAAACGAAAAGTTTAGTGGTTGACGAAAAGGCTTCGGAAGCGCCAACGCAAGTAGCGAAGGTTGATGGAACGGCTGACTTCTCGAAAGCGTGCAAAAGATTTTAGAGGTGAATTGGAAAGTGAAATACGACGTTGCAACTATAGAAAAAGCTGGGACTCCGGAGTTCGCTAATCAAGTTAAGTCGATTAGGAATTACTCGAGTTTCGCTAAGGGTTTCATGCCTGACGGCGTGGAATACGTTAACGGAATGATGGACTTCGATGGTCGTCCTGCGATTGCGGAAGGCATGGCGAAGGAAACGGGTTTGCCGTTGAACAAGGCTTTGTATGTCGGAGGACTGGCGAGCGGGACAACTGACTTGTCGCTCATCCCGATTTACGTTGACCCTTCAGTGGTTGACCAAACGCGCAGGTTGACGCCGCTCGTTGAACTCATTCCGAGAGTCACGAACTACGGCAAGACTGCGGATTACAACAGGTTGACGGCTCGCGGAGTCGTAGGTTTTCGTAATGAGGATGCAGCGATTGCGGAATCGGACGACACGATTGCTCGCACGAGCGTTCCAATGAAATACTTTTACAGCGTTGGACGCGTGACGGGACAAATGCTCGCGGCTTCAAGAGCTTACTTGAGCCAGCAATACGTTGACGCCTTGAATTTCGAAGTGCGTAATAAAACGATTTCCGCGCGCTACATTGAAGAGGACGCGATAATCAACGGCGACGTTGACACTACTCGCACTGCTTACGGAGGTGGCGCAAGCATTGCTGGAGCAGAATACGACGGTATCCGCAATACGATTACAACGAACGCGTCAGACAAGACGTCGACTCCAGTAATCGATATTCCGATGGTTCGTGAAGCAATTCGCGTTGCGAGAACCGCTAACGACTCGACTAGTCTCGGACAAGGCGACCCCAACATGATACTCACGGACTACGGCACGCTCGACGCAATGAAAGCAGACATTCAAGAATACCAGAAGTATCCGCCAACTGCAAATTTTGAAATTGGGTTTGGAATAAAAGCATTGGAATTCGAGGGTTTGCCTGTAATTGCAACCAAATTCATGCCTATGACGAGCGGTTCACGCGAAATGCTCGTGCTGAGTCTCGACACTTGGCAGATGAGGGTTTTGCAAGACTTGACTTACGAAGAGTTAGCGAAGACGAACGACTCCTACAAGTTCATGATTAAGGGTTACGAAGCTTTAATCTGCACTGCGGAAATGTTCAACACTCGCTACTACAATTTAACTTAAGGAGGTAAAAAAGAAATGGCTACAGTAGTTCCAACGATAACGCAGTTCGCACCGAATTGTGGGAAGAAAATGGTTTACTTCTCCGTTACGGCGTCTGCGTCAGATACCTTTACGTTGTCAGCGCACTTCTCAACAGTTGAAGTGTGCTCAATGTGGAGGACGAGCGCAACCGGCACTGCGGTGACGGGCGCAATCAGCAGCAGCACGACAGTAACCATCGGCAGCGGACCCAGCGCGGAAACCGTGTACGGACTCGCAATCGGAGTAGCTTAGGAGGTGTGGTTGAAGTGGCGGCAGTAACAGTAGTTAAGAGAGTTACCGGCACGGGACCACACTGTCAAGTCGTTGACGTGACTTTGGCGGCTACAGGTGACACGTTTGACTCAAAGTTTAGGACGGCGAAGGCAGTCGTGATTACGCCTCACTCGACGTGGGACGCTACCGACTACATTTACTGGAGTGAATCTGGTGGAGTCATTACGTTCACTTGTGGTGGAACGAATGCTGGAACGGCGACTTGCACAGTCGTAATATACGGTTAGGAAAGATGGCGGGCGTTTTGCGCCCGCCTATTTTCTTTTTTTGAGTGGCAGAGGTTGATGAATAGTGGACTTTACTTGGTTTGAGAAGAACAAGAAGACGTGGGGCTTAGTCGGCTTCGGCGTTTTAGCGTTTATTGCTTTAGTTTTAACTTTCTTTAATCCGATTGATTTTGTTACGGGGACGAGTTACCCGCAACGGTATGCGGTTTTTACTGGTGAATATATTACTGGAACGG